TAACGGAATAGAACTTGATTACAGAGCAGATACGTTGCAGTCTTTAATCATCAAAGGAGGGTTAACTAAGATAGATAACCTTACTGATAGGACTGGAACATCAAGCACACAATTTAACTTGCCAAGAACGGCTAAGAATGAGTTAGCTTTTGGTAACATCACTACAGAAGGCTCAGAACTTACAACAAGTGGCTCTGCGTTTATAACGCTAGAGGGTAATGTATTTAGTCAAGGTGTGCTATATGTACAAGGTTATGACCAGGACAACTTTAAGTGTTTGTTTATGGGTGCAAACAACGATGTAATAGGTAGGTTAAAAGCCAAGCCATTAAAAAACTTAATAGATACTAATAATAGGTTTGCATTAACCGATGCGACAATAAGAACTAAACTATCTAATTTTGTAAGTGGTACAACACTTGGCGAAGATGTACAATTCCATTTTGGTAGTGGTTTTTTAAGGTCTTTAAGTGATGCAGGAACATTAAACAAAGATACAGTAGCACCATTTTTTACAGTACGTTCTATGTTGCACAAAATGTTTAAGGATGAAGGCTATGATTTAGTTAGCAACTTTTTTGATAGTGACTATGGACAAGCTATTGACTATTCTAATTTTGGTAGTGCCGATGATATATTAAGTAATAACTCATTTAGTGGAGGTACAAATATATTTCCAGTTGGAAGTGGGGCAAATTACGGTCACGGATTCGGTTTAGGAACACCAGCAAGTGGAAACAACTCTATAAACGTAATTACTCCTACTCCTAATTTAGGGTTTATTAATGATGGTGATGCGTATCAAATTGTAAACAACTGCGACACAATTAAATTAAGTGGGGTATTTGAATATCAAGGCAACGAGAACATACAAAATGTTCAAATAATTGTAATAGTTTATAATCCAATTTATCCAAATAGTATAATTTTTTCTTCTAGTGAAATTGAGGATACCAGTGGATTACTACAAGAAGGCACAAATTATTTTGAAACAGAAATAAGTGCCACATTTTTAGCTACTCACGAAATCAATATAATAGCAAGAGTAAATGGTGGTGGTGGCTCGAGTGATTATACTGGTTCAAGTTTAAAATGTACAGAGTTTAATATAAGCAACAATAACAGAGTGGTAAACGATACTGTTTGGATAGGTGATTATATTGGAGGACAAAATCAGTTGGAGTTTTTGAAAGGTGTGTTAAATGATTTAAACTTGGTTTTAGATATAGATGGCACAACTGCTTACATAGAGTTACAAGATGAAGGCACAGAGCCAGTAGGAACAAGTCCAGCAACATTGCCAAGCATAGCGACAAGCCAATACGACTTAACTAACATTGCACAAGAAAGCACAAATACAAACATAGAGTATTTACAAGCAGATTTAATTCATTTAAACCAACAAATAAATGAAACGGATTATGTAAAGTCTATTGGTGTTTTTAAATATCAAGATTTTGGAAGTTTTTATTATAAGTTAAACTCGTTTAATAATAGTAGAGTAGAAAAAATAGATAGTTTTTTTACAGCTTATTATGATGGCTCAAGTTTTATTGAAAAGGTTAACTCGTTTAATGGTACTGGTAATGCTGGTGCATATTCTGAAACTTGGGAGAATAATTTATCTTGTCGCTATAGGTATCAAGATGCTGGATTTAATGGTGTGGATTCTTTTACATATACAAATGCTGATGCATCAACAACATCTGTAGCTGCTTATTTGAATTGGAGTTTACCAGTTGCATTTGCTAAAACGTGGGACAAGTTATTCTTAAACACGCTAAACCAAAAGAAAAACAACAAGATAATTGAGGTTATATTTAGAGATGAATTAGGCACAATAGTCAGTAATCGTAAAGAGTACATTTACAAAGACCAGGTGTACAAAATCGTAGAATGGAATTACGATATAATAAAGAAATTAGTTAAAGCTAAATTAATAATGAAGTAATGGCAGAAAAAGTAATAATAGATATAGAGTTAAAAGGTTTTGGCAATGCGCAAAAAGGCTTGGATGATTTGACTAAAAAGCAAATAGAGCAAAAGGATGCAATTAAGCTAACTACTCAACAGATAAAATTCTATGAAAAAACATTAGCTGAATTGGAAACAGCAAAAGTTAAGAATGGAGAACTAACAGAGGATGAGTCTAATAAGTTAGATGAATATACGCAGAAACTTGATTCTTCAAACGTATTATTAGTTACACAAAAGGATGAACTTAGTGCAGTCAATACAGAGCGTAGAGCAGCAATAAAAGAAGTTGACACATACAACACAGCATTAAACGCAGAGATAGGCTCTAACGAGCAATTAAGAGCGCAATTAAAGTTAATGACTCAAGAGTATGATGGGTTAAGCCAGGAACAAAGAGAAAACACAGAAGAAGGGCAAATGCTTACTCAAAACATTGAAGGCATAACCGAAAAACTAAAAGAGAATGAAAGCGCAATAGGAGATAACCGAAGAAACGTAGGTAACTATTCAGATGCAATACAAGATGCATTGCAAAATGTAACAATAATGGGAACTAATTTAGGTGGCTTAGTTACAGTTTTTAAGGAAACAAAAGATTCAACTGTTGCAGCAGCTAAATCTTTAATTGTAACGGAAAGCGTACAGAAATCACAAGCAGCAGCAACTACTGCACAGACAGCAGCACAAAAAGGATTAAATATAGCTACAATTGCAGGTAAGGTAGCTATGAATGTGTTTAAATTAGCTTTAATTGCAACTGGTATAGGTGCGTTTGTTGTGATTGTTGGTAGTTTGGTGGCTTACTTTAAGAGTACAGAAAAGGGCGCACAACAATTAAAAGTAGTAATGGCTGTACTAGGAAGTATAACAGCTAATATTACCAGTAAAATGGCTGAATTTGGGGAAACCATAGTTAATGCTTTTAGTAGTATAAAAGATTTAAATATCGGTGATATATTTAAGAGTATAGGAGATGCCATTAAAGACAATCTGATGAACAGAATAGAGGCTTTTGGTGTAGCTGGTAAAGCTATTGCTAAGATTTTTAGTGGAGATATGGTTGAGGGGTTTAAGGATTTAGGTAATGCAGTACTGCAAGGTGTTACTGGGGTTGAAGATGTTATAGGAAAAGTAGAAAATGGAGTAGAAGCATTGGCTGACACATACGTTGAGGCAAAAGAAGCAGTTAAAGAATTTGTAGAAGAAGTTAAGGAAGATATGGAGAGTGCCGCAGATTTGCAAAAGGCAGAGAATAACTTAGTTTTTGAAAGAAGACGTTTGCTTTTGGCTAATGTGGATTTAGAGAAAAAAGTAGCTAAGGCAAGAGTTGAGGCAGCAGATAAAGCTAACCTATCTCAAGATCAAATCATTGCTAAACTGGAAGAAGCAAAAGAAGCTGAAACTCAAAAACTAAAAAACCTAACAAAAATAGCTAAGGCTGAACGTGACATACAACAAGGAAGAAGTGATTTAGCTACAGATAACGAAGAAGAAGCAGAAACATTATTCCAAAAAAAGTTAGCATACGAACAAGCGTTAGCTGCAGAAACACAAGGAACGTTAAGACTTGAAAAGCAGATAGCATCTGAAAGCTATATTTTAATGACTGAATCACTTGCAGCAGAATTAAGATTAATTAAGGCACAAGGTGGTGACCAGGTATCAGCATTAATTGAAATAGAAGAAAAGAAACGAGCAGCACAATTAGCTGACACAACATTATCTGAAACACAAAGACAAGCAATAATAGCTGAAAGCAACAATAAATTAGCAGACTTGCAATTATCGGCTATTGAAGAAAAAATTAAAAACGAAGAAGATGCTGCAACGTTAACAGCCTTGCAAAATGAAGAAGCATATTTAAGACAATTTCAAGCATTAGATGGAAACTTGGAAGCACAGCAAAAGTTAACAGAAAAATACAACGCACAAAAATTAATAGAAGCTAAAAAATTAGTTGAAGACCAAATACAAATATTGCAACAACAAGTAGTAGATGCTACAGCAAGTACAGAAGGTGGTATAGGAGATGCAATATTAAGTGATGAGCAGTTAAAAGAACTAAAGAAAAGACTCGCTGAATTAGGAGTAGATTTAGCTACGTTGGATGGGCAAATTAATAATGTCGGTAAAGATGAAGAAGGTAATACGTTTGGTGATAGTTTAGGATTAGATGATGAAAAAACTGAAAAAATTATAGGCAGTTTTCAATTTGCCATAGGTGCAATAGACCAAATTTTAGCCATAGCATCACAAAATTTACAAACTAGAACAGATGAAAGAATAGCTGCGATTGACCAACAAGTAAAAAGTGGTGCATTATCTGAGGAAGAAGCAGAAAAGAAAAAAGAGAAAGTTAGAAAACAAGCATTTAAACAGCAAAAAAAGATGGATATTGCAAGTGCAACAATGTCTTATTTTGATGGTTTAATCCAGGCATTTGCACAAGCACTAAGATTAGGACCAATTGCTGGTCCAATACTCGGTGCAATTAACGCAGGTATATTAACTGGAACATACGCTGCTAATGTCAATCAAATCAAAGCACAGAAGTTTGCAGAAGGTGGAGTAATACAAGGAGCAAGTCACGCACAAGGTGGTGTGCCTTTTAGCGTAGCTGGTAGAGGTGGATTTGAAGCAGAGGGTGGAGAATTTATCCACAAAACTAAAGCTGTTGAGCATTATGGTTTGCCTTTTATGAATGCTTTAAATAACTTGCAGTTGCCTAAGATGTTCGCAGAGGGTGGATATGTAGCACCAGTTACAGCATCAAGCATAAGCCAACAAGTAAGCGACGGAGTAAGCGAATTGGTAAGCGTTAATGAAAATAGAAGTATGCAAGTGGTAAATGTAGAGCAAGATTTTAGTAACTTACAAAATAAAGTAAACAACGTTGAGTCAGCAAGAACATATTAAAGAGGCATTAGAAGCAGCCGACAAAGGATTGCTCAATAGAGAGTCCATTAAACGCACTATAAAGGCAGATTTTGACAATCAAAATACTGGTCGCATTAGTGTGTTAGACATTCGCAATAAGTTAGCCAGGAAGTATGGCTATAGCTTACGAGCAATCTACCTAATTACGAACTCGTGACAAGCGTAAGCAACAGCATTATCCTTTTAATGACTGAGGAGGATATAATGGAGTGGTTAGATGATGAGCAAGAAGAGTACATTAGAGAGTATCTTGAATTTTATGAAAGAAAAGAATACTACGAAGTGTGCTGTATTCTTAGAGATTATCTCAATCTATATTATAGCTAAGAAAAAAAAATAAAAATAAATACTAAAAAATTTTGTAGTTAATAAAAAAGGTTTTATATTTACATTATCAAAGTAACCAATTATAAATAAATAAAAACAAAAATTATGAAAACGCAAGAACAATTATTTGTAGTATTAAACGAAGAAACTCTTAATACTATGAAAGGACAAGGAAACAAAACTGCAAAATTTAACACTTATGAAGAAGCTAATATGGCAGCTGCCGAAAAACTAAATATGTGGTGTGTAGTTGAAGTTTATTTTAACCACAAATTCTTACAGCATACAGTTTAACAAAAACAAAAAACGCAAGATGCCGAAAAGCCTTACATTAATTTGTAGGGCTTTTTTGCTTTATATATTATTTGTAAATATTGCAAGGTTTGCGATGTATTTTTGTATGATATGAAAATCACACCTTTTTTAAACGTAAAGAAAAAAGACAAAGTAGCAGATATTGAGATATTTGGTGACATTGGCTATAACGTTTGGGCAGATAATTTCGAGGATTACCAAAAGAACACAAGCGAAGTAAAGGCTAAAGAAATTAAAGCCTTACAAGAGTTAGATGTTGAGGTAATCAATTTGACAATGGAGAGTTTAGGTGGTGATGTATCACACGCTTTGGCTATATATTCACTACTAAAGAATAGTGGTGCGACAATAAATACATATTACAGAGGTGCAAATGCATCAGCATCTACAATCATAGGTAGTGCAGCAAGTTCAGTAAACCATATTTTTATGGATAATACTGGACTATTTTTAGTTCACAAGGTAATGTCTTATGCAGAGGGAAATGAGAACGATATGCAAGATGCTATTAACGATCTTAACAAGTGGCAATCTGCACTTAACCAGGCTTACTTAAATTTAGGAGTTGAGCAAGAGGCAATAGATGAACTAATGGAGCGTAATGCAGGTCACGGCGAATGGCTTACATATGAAGAAGCAAAAATGTATGGGTTTGTCGGCAATGAGTGGGAAAGTAAAAAAGTAACAAACTACTCAAAAGCGACATTTGTCAATAAAGGAATTTTAGTACCAAATAATTTAATTAATCAAAAAGAAGTAAAAATGGAAGAACAAAAGCCAGAAGTTGTAAATGAGGATAAGACCTTATTGCAAAAGATTTGGAACAAGCTGTCTAACGAGGGCGAAACTCCAACAAATGATGTAGCTGTAGAAAACGAAGTTACACCAGAAGAAGTAACTGATATTATAAGCGAAGTAATGCAAATTATTGAGCCGAGATTAGTTGCATTGGAAGAGCATATGGCAGAAATGATGCCAAGCGAAGAAGAGCCAATGGAAGAAGAAGAAGTAGAAGTAGATGCTAAATACGGAGATGACGAGGATATGGAAGATGAAGATGAAAAATCTAAAAAAGAAAACATAGCCGATGTTATCAAAAACGAAGTAAAAGAAGCTATCAAAAATCTTGTAGAGCCTACAACAACTAAAAAAGCATCTGCAACTAATAACGCTAATACTCCAGTATGGCAACGACACTTAAATAATTTTCAAAATTTCATTAAATAAATTAAAAAATGGCAACACCAACATTAACAAGAAACACTTATGCTGGAAAAGATTTAGAAGGCATAATAGCGCAGTCGGTTTTACGAGGTAAAACGATTGAAAACGGATTAATATCTGTACATACAGACATTGATTCAAGAGCAGTAGTAAAAACTATGGCTAACACATTAACTGTACAAGATTCTGTAGCAGCATTTAACGATGCAGGTTCTTTATCTTTGGACGAGAAGTACTTAGACCCTAAGAAATTTATGGACGCAGTAGAGTATGATTATTCTTCACTTAACGCTACCTGGTATGCATCTCAGCAGCCAAGAGGTAGAGCAGGTGACTTTGTTCCTCCAGCTACTTTAGAAGAAGCTATGATTGAGCAAATGGCAGGTATCCGTTCTAAGTTCATTGATGCTTCTATTTGGAGAGGTTCAGTAGCAGCAGGTGACTTATCTAAAATTACAGTATCTGCATCATCTAACGTTGTATCGGGTCTTATTCCATTAATGGAAGCAGGTGCAGATGTAAGCAAATTAGATTCTGACAAATTAGCAATGTCTGCTATTACTAAAGCAAGTCCTGCTGTAATTACTGTTGCATCAACTGCCAACCTACAGACTGGAGATGTTGTTACTTTATCTTCAATGGTTGGTTCTTCTGGAACTGATTGGAGTGGACAAAGTGGAAAATCTTACGCTATAACAGTAATTAATGCAACTACTTTTTCTATTGCTTTAGATACGAGTGCATTTACTGGAACTTTTACAAGTGGTAATCTTTCTTTTATTAACTCTTCAAACGCACTATCTGTTTTGACAAGCGTTTACAACGGACTAAGCGAGTCAGTAGAAGATGACCCAGACTTTTACATCTTTGGAAACAAAGGATTAGGAAAAGCATACAGCTTAGCTCAAGCATCTGCTGCTAATGGCGCAGGTTCTTACTACATTGGTGCTAAAGAATTGGATTTCTTAGGTCAGCGTTTGGCTATCTTGCCTTTCGTAAATCCTAACACGATTGTAGCAGCTAACGTATCTAACTTACACTTTGGAACTGCTTTAGATGCAGAATGGAACAATGTAGCTATCTTGCCTCAATTTGAAGCAACTGGAGATAGAACAGTAAGATACAGATGTGACTACGCATTTGATGTAAATTACACTAACGGCGAAGATATTGTACTTTACCGATAGGATTTAATTAATAGTTTAAAGGGGGTTGAAATATACCCCCAATAAACAACAAAAAAATATAAAAAAATGGCAGCAAGTTTAAGTTTAGCAGCAGTAGCTGGTACAAATTGCCCTAAAACGGCAGGAGTAAAAGAACTTTACACTATCCCAGTAGGAGATATGGTAAGCGTAACTTTAGGTTCAGACCACGATATTACAGATTTAGTTTTTGCAAATGCAGGTGATGGCTTTGGAAAATTAAATTTTAAACGTGGAGAATGTGAAGTTACAGAATCAATGGAAAGAAGCAACGAGGTTAGCGTTAATTTCGCAGTAGCTAACCCAACAAGCACTCAAAGAAAAGAATTAACAGCAATCAAAAATAGCTGTGAGCAATATATGGTAGCCAGGTTATATGATGGTGACAGACTATTGTTTGTAGGTTATGATGGTGAATCTTTAGATGAAGGATTTGTAGCATTTGCATCTTTTGAGTCAACAAGTGGTAGAGCAAAAACAGATGACAACTTATTCTCAATGACAATGACTGCCGAGCAAGGTGAGCCGTTAAGAGTATTAAGTGGTATTTCTGGAGCATCTACACCAGCAACAACACCTACTGCAATAGTAGCAGAGTTAGTTGCAGCAACATCTGTATAAGATGAAGTGGCAATATAAAAAAAAGTATCAAGGTACAAAAATAGGTGTTAAGGGGTTTGGACTCCTTTACACTAACCTTGAATCAGCAGAAACAATTTATAAATTGTCTTTGATGCCAGAACATAGCATCTTAGTAAAATTCATTGAAAAAGATGAGCCGAAGAAAGAATCCCACAAACGTAAACATAAATCAAAAGAAGCAAGCGAGTAGTTTTGCAATAAAAAACAATATTACCCAATTACCAGACTATACAGATAAGCAAAAAATTGTATCTAAGCGAGGTATTAAAATTGTTAGTACTACAGCAGATAATTTGTTTCCGCAAATATTGACAAAAATTGTCAAGG